CGCTCTCCGAGGTCATGCAAAACCGCAACAATGCGATATTCCAGCATGATGTGATACTCGCGATCTTCGACGACTGTGTGCAACACGAGAGTTCGCGCATCAATCGCGTCACCCGCGAGTGCGTCATACGTCGCGCGCAAACATTCGCGCGCGATCTTCGCAATGCCAACGCCGTAGAGATCCAATACCCAAGTGTCAGCATCGCGCAATGGCTCGCGCGCCGTTCCGAGAAGTGCACGAACGCCTGTGCGACCACTAATTATCATCTTGCGATCAACTGCGAATCGCTCAATTGCGCGCAACGCTGGCAAATATCGCGCGCGATCATTCGCGATTACAAACTTGTCCGCTTGCTGAATGATGCTCGCGAATTCCTCCTTCGTCACGCTCATGGCTCATATATCTTTATTTTTGATTCACCGCGGTCACCATATAGTCACAATGGCCGACGACGAGCACCGCCAAATATGCAGAGATCATGAGACCGATGATAATATCACCCCGCGCATGTGGCCGACGCGCGTCATAATCATGGATACCCCAGATCCTGATGGCTACATCAAGGATGACGAACTCACGAGTCCAGCGGGTATCGCGCGCATTATCCACAGCATCGGTGATGCGCCAATGTCACGCGAGGAAATCGCGCGCGCCGATAGAATGTTGCGCGAAATCGCAGATCGCGGATCACCAATGATTGTTGATCAAATATCACCACGCACCCGATGTTACGTGTATGCTCTTGTAATGGTTGCGCGCGATCGCGCGATCGCCACGTACATTGATGATCGCTGGCCAGTGATACTTCGCGGGTTGAATCGCGCAACTCGCGATTTATCCGACATTATTATCGGCTTGTTCTTTCTGCCGGAAGTTCAAGTGCGGAGATTGAGACGTTACGTGCATAGTAAGTTTCACGGTGGGAATCCCGGACAACACTATTTCTGGACGTGACCACGCGCAAAAAACGGCATTTGCGTGCATACTCAGCGATAAGCAATAATTTTTTCGATTAGCTGCGTCCGAGACAAGCCACCAAACGGTATGCCATGAGAGCGCGCGATTGCCTGCAACTCTGTGAGTGATTGCTCGGTCAGAGGGCGCGTTTTTTGCTTGCGCGGTTTGCGCGACGCGCGCGAGCGCGTGACTTTCTCATGCGCGCTTCCGCGTTTGCTGCGCGACTTGCGCGAGCCGCTGCGCGATTTACGAGATCTACGAGATGCGCGAGATCCGCGAGACTTTCTACTTGGCATTGTATAATTTAGTCTTCGAGAACTTCCGCGCGCGTTCCTTTATCAATAACATCGCGCAACGCGCGCGCGGAGACCGCCCAATAAGGCGGAGTTCCTACATAGCCATGCTCGTAGACAATCGCGCCCGGTCCGAACGCGCGAACGTATTTCGCGCTTTGTTCCTCGACCTTGCGCGCGATGAACGGAATATCTACACCACAATAAGATTTAAAATCAATCCAATGCGCGCGCTTGCCATTGATCGTGACGCGCGAAGTGAAGAGCGCATCTGGCGTTATTGGTTTCACTCCTCGTTTGCGCGCTTCTTCGAACAACTCTTCTTGTGTGCGCAATTCAATGCCGACATCTTCATGCAGAATGCGAATAAAATTCGCTTCGCGCCGATCCGCTGCTTCCGCCATGCGCAGTTGCACCGCGACTGACTCAAAATCGTAACTTTGCGCGATGAGATATTGCTCAGCATCGCGCGCGCCTAACACATCAACCGCGTGAGTTCCACCAGTCGATAATTGCGCGAGTTTTGCGCGACCCGATGCTCCTATCACATGTTTAAATATTGCATAAGGAGATAAGCGATGTGTGCGCGAGATCTCAGTGATACTTGCGCCACGCGCGTATTCTGCGTCAATCGCGGGTCCTTCATTATCGATTCTCCATGAATTGGAGATGTTGTATTGCCGTACAGCATGTCTGAAGATAGATTGTGCTTGGAATATGTCCATGTCACCGCGCGAACCTGCGCGCGCAATTCGCACACCCGCGCGTTTCGCGACAGCGCGTAATTGCTCGCCATCTATCTCGCCAAATTCAGGTTCGCGCGTACACTCGCGAATGAATCGCTGTGCAACCGCGCGAACTACCGGCACATCATCAAATCGTAGAGCGAATCCATCCTCACCATCATCATACTTAATCGAAGTCGCGAAGAATCGCGCCATTTGCCTATATATCTCTTGGGAACATACCGCTAATGGTCGAGAAGATGTCCGCGGTGTTCTCGTAATTCGCGATTTGTACATCGTCGCTCGTGCGCGGAATCATGATGTCCGCGGATCGCACATCAACACCGCCTTGTGCGCAATTTGCACAATTCGCGCCAAATTGCATACATAAAACCTGCGCCATCTTGTCGGAAGTAATCATGATTATGTCAGGTTCGCGCGCGGCATCGATGATCATTCCAAGGTCGCCCCAATGTTTGGCCGATACTTCCGCATATGCGCGCAATGCTTCAGCACTCGCGATGTTCGCGACTTCGCACGCATGCTTGCGCAAACTTGTAACAAGATTAACCCAACCCGCGATGACCCTCGACGCAATTTTGCGAGTTTGACTCGTCGATCGCGATACAACAAGGTGCGATGCATCATAAAAATGTGTGTATTGACACGCCCAATCACCAGTACCATCATACATCGGCGTTGAAGAGATCCCGCGATATGCAATTATGACCGGATATGGCGACCACGCGAACCGCCCGGCGATGCAAAGATCGCGCGCGTCTTCCGCGATTACACGCGCGACATCTTCGGGCCGCGAGAACTGCGCACCGCATTTAACAATCAGTGCGCTGTGGAACTCAGGCCCATTATCATCGATTGGAAGCAAGAAATCAGTATGTTCGCTGAGCGCGCCGAGCAACATTTGCGCGACTTCTGGTCTCCACATTGCATACGGTATATTCGCTTCTGTTGTCACGAACTCTTGCTTGCCTCCGCAAGTGACTGAGAATGAGCCAACATCGAACAGCGTAGAGAATGTCGCAATCTCGCGTGCGTCACATAAGGTGCCAACGTCGACCGCAGGTGATTGCGAACGCGCGGCAACACATCGGCGCGTGCCCTGATGCGCGCAATTATCATTGATTATATGGCGCACACTCAACATTGCCGTCCGCGTTTCCCTAATTGGTGCGCGAGACAGTAAATCGTGCGCTATTCTATCAACGGTGGCGCCGATAAACGGCATGAACTCCACGACTATGGCATTAACAATCTCATGTTCCGCGCGCCAATCAAGCCCGTTGATTTCGACAATCCAGTGCGCGATCAATGCCGAGATCGCACCAACATTTATATCGGTTACGTTCTCGATTCCAGCATCATGCATGATGTCGAGTACTTGATTGCGCAAGTATATGGTGCTTTGTCGAGCTGAAAGAAACACAACCCGCTTATTAGAGCCGGGTTGTATGTACTGCATGACGTATATCAACCATCTGAAAAAAATAAATGTGCTCTCTGTAATATATCACGTAAGCACAAATGAGCACGTTTATTATCATTTTGATCATTATTGCAGCTATCCTAGCTGGGGTCGTTATGTGGGTGCGATCACTGCCGCCAGTAGGTCGCGTCCATGTAGTTGTTACCGATAAGAAGAGATTCGAGATGCCACCGCGAGATGAAGATTTTGTACCAGAACCAATCGAGCAGTAAGTTACGAATGGTCATTTTTTGAATATCGCGCGAGCAAATATACAAGCGCCGTAACTCCTTATCAATGTCTACGAGCAAAGCTTCGCATACGTTCGTTACGTTCGGCGACTTTGCTGGGCTCGGTGATGAGATCTTCGCGCGCGCCGCTGAAGCTCGCGGATTCTCGCGACTTGGTCGCATTGCTCGGCGCGCTACGCTTGTGCTCGCATCTGCAGATATCAAGGCATACAAATTCGACAAGCGTTCCTTTGGTGTTCAATGCGACATCAAGAACTTGCTTGACGTATCGACGCACGAGATATTGACGAATAAACGCACTCTGCATGCGACGGTCGCAGCGCGATTCCGCCCATTTTACATGCGATACTTCGCGCGCACTTGGGATCTCGCGAACTTCAGGTGGACGCCGGAGTTCACCAACAAACACGTCACATTTATCATTCGTCCCACGACGGTTGGTTACTTCTCCGGTAAGGGAATAACTCGCGCGACATGCGCGCGCGACATCGAAGAAGCGCGCGAACGCTGGTCACATTTCTCGCCAACCATCGCGCGTAATGTTATTGTTTCGTGGTATCTTAGCGAACCATACTTGTATCTCGGGCGCAAGTTCCATCTGCGCATGTACTTAAAAGTTACATGCGCATGGCGCGCGACATCCCCACATTGCGAATGGTTTGGTGGCACTCCCGACGAGCGCGCCAATCTTGCACTTCCGCGCGGAAAGATACTTACTGCAGCCAAGCCGTACAAGAACGCAGACTTTCAGAACTCCGAAATTCATGACACGCACTATGCGACAACACCAGAAGCGCTCTTCTTCCCGATGCATCACGCGCGCATCACCGGCCCTGACGGTGCGCCGCTCACACCGCCCGACATCGCGGACATTTGGTCGCAACTCGATGAGATCGGCGCAACATCCGCAGAGCTTCTTGCGGATGTCAAACCGTATGTGGAATCGCGCACAGCGTACGAGATATTCGCATTTGACTTGCTGATCATTCGCGACCCCGCGCGCGGATCAGGACCACGTCTTGTTGTTCTGGAAGTCAATGATCGCGTAGGATTCACGACTCAAGAAAGCCCCGCGACAACGCAGTGGCGCGCGGATCTTGTCGAATTTAATTTCCGCACGATCGACTCATTGCGCGAATCACTCGCGCGGTAATGCGCGAGTAACTCGTGTTTTTTGCAAAAAATGTAAAGTAACATGCGCCCCTACTCGGATTTTTTATAGAACTTGCGCGGTTCGAGCTCGAATTGCGCGCGAATTCCGAGAGTGCGAATCTCACTCATGAGAACCGTCGATGACCACGACGAAGCAACCGCAGCAATGCGCGCGAACTGTCCACATGCGCGACAGCTGTAGAGTTCGCTTGCAGGGTTATAAATCGCAGGCATCTGACACCTCTCGCATATATGCACCGTTGTGCCATCTGAGCTCGCGGAGAAGATCTCGGCAAATGAACGCGCAGCTCCATGTCCAAGTAAAGTCCATGCTTCCATCTCGCCAATGCGCAGCGCTCCGCGATCGACACCACCGCGCACAGGTTGGCGCGTGATCGCATCGACTGGCCCGTGACGAATCGCGCGGCACTCATTATCTACGAACTTCTCCAAGCGCTGATAAGTCGCGATTCCAATGAAAGTCGGCGAAAGCCAATCGCCAGTCGCGCCATTATACATGCGCTCATAGCCCGGATTCGCAACTCCATGCGCCTTGAGCTGCGCGATAACTTCTTCTACATCAACTGGCATTGAAGATGTCGCATCGACAAAGTGTCCGAGTTGCGCGGCGTTAATTCCGCATACCATCTCAATAAGCTGATTAAGCGCGCGCCTCGTTGGGATTGACTGCGGATTGACTACGATATCGGGAATTATTCCGCTCTCTGTCACTGGCATATCGCAAGCATTGAGGATTCGCGCGATGATGCCCTTGTTTCCGGTGCGACTGCTGACTTTGTCACCGCGAATACCATCTTTCACCTGACGATGACAAACGCGCGTGAACTTCGCGCCGCGATCATCGGTGCCGACAACAACACTTGTAACACGCGCGGGTGTCCGCCCAGAATAGATAATAGAGCGGTCAATAAAGCGCGCGGCTCCGTGTTTGTCGGTATCGGGCGCGGCTGCGACCTTGCTGATCAAGACGTAATCATGCTTAACAATGGAGCCAACGCGCGCGTTTCCATCGACAAGAAAGTCAGTAACTGCGCTACTGTATCGATCGACAACTGTGAGTTTATCCGGTGTCGCGAACATCTCACCTTGTTCGCAATGCGTCACTTCGTAATCGAAGAATGCGCCATTGAATAGTCCGCGCTGAATCGCGCTTGCATTGATGTAAACAGAGTCTTCTTGATTGAATCCACCATGAATCATCAGCGCGATGACGCAGTTTTGACCGTTCGGACACGTGCATTTATCTGCGAGTGTTGTGACAATCGGATGTTCGCAGTACAACTGCAAAGTCATTTTCTTGTCGCATCTGTAAGGATACGCGAGATCGTACCATGCTGCGGATTGTTTGCGCTGGTTTCCGAAGTAAGTCGTGCGGATTCCATAAGTGTGATCAACGAGCGGCGATGACAGAACGACTATTCCATGTATCGCTTGCTCAATATCGCAATGCGTATACCGCGATGTAATATTGTGTCTCTCCGCGTGAAGATGCGCGATACTCTGCGCGAGGTACATATTTTCGCATTCATCCGCGGCGATGTATTCGATCACTCCGCGCTCTTGCATGTCGACCATTGTCATTTCGCCACTCGCGAACTTCGCGACTATTTCCGGTGTAAGTCGCGTCCATTGCGCGAACTCCACATCATCGCGGACTTCGCGCGAATACGACGGACTCGGAGGCGCGATACTGGGTGCCTTTTTCTTTCCCTTTCCTTTGCGCGGTGCGAAATCTGCATCAGCGCCAGCGCTGACGCTCGCGCTGGCACCAGGTGCCACTTGCATCTTCACTGGCGCGCATTTTGCTTCGACTTCTTCGAGGTTGTTATACACAATCACGAGTGGACGCAGCATGCGCCCAAAATCAGTCCAAAATCGCACCTCGCGATAGCACGGATCCCAGATAATGGATGTATGCCGATGAATCATCGGCCCCTTTCCCGTACGTCGATACTCGCGCCATTTCGCGACGAAGACCCAATCATTGCGCACGCAACCGATCCAATCACCATTGACGAACACGCACGAAAGGCGTCCGCGCACGACATCCGCCATTGTGACGTCTTCAAGTCGCGCGAAGTCCGGGTCGGCTTCTGCGAGTATTGCTTGCTTCAGGTTGTCGCCGGAAGTCGCGATTGATATAATGGCCGATACTGCCATTTGTTTGTTCATCCCCACTTTGTCGCCAGTATCCGCGCTTTGTGTTGGATCGCCGTAACCAGTGTATGATGAATGAACTCGGCGCAACTGATCCGCGCGTTCCGTTTGTTTGTTAGACATTGAAGACATCACCGCAATGTTGCAAGCAATCGCGCGCGCGTTCAAATCATTCTTCAAGTAGCGCGCTTGCGATGAAACGCGATTCTTTGATACCGTACGGCCAACTTGCATGTCTGTATTACCAACAGTGAGCGCTTTTTTCATTGCGTCCTCAAGTTCGTCATGTCGAATGGATCCAATACAGATCGTTTGCAAGTCAACTTGCGCGAATGGTGTATTGTCGAATGCGTTTTGAAACGCGCGCCTCATCGGCGTGATTACAGTGTGACTCAGCATTGTCTTGAATGCTTTTGCAACCGATATTCCAGCAGTGTGAATGCGTTTGTTCGCTAGTGAGTCGCGATCGAGAGAGTCGATAACGCCAGCCATTGACATAAACATTTTGCGCATTGCGTAGCAGATATAGCGCGCTTTCTTCATGCGATCGCCTTCGCCCATGCCGAGATGCGGAAGAACGCGCGTGTCTATCTGATCCATCATCTTCGCGTAAGTCATGCGGCGCACATTTTCATCGCGCGCAGCGAGAGCTGATGCGGGCAAATCGAGCAGTTTTTCACCGATTCCGTAGACAATGTTCGCCTGGTCGTACTCTTGCGCGAAGTTTCCATATGAGTCGTAAGTCGCTGTGAATGCAGCGTTAAGTCGCGCGATCATCGAGACTGTGTTCGGGTCGCGCAGTGTGAGATCGCCGATGACCATTTCTGCAATCGCGCTGTCGCGCACATTCGCGAGCATGCGCAGAAACACATGAAATGGTATTTGAATGTCTTTGAGCGAGAAGAACTGCGAGTCAATGGAGATACCGCCATTCTGATGATGGCGCATAATGAACTGATAGGAGTTCTCAAAGCCGTCACCAAAGCGCGACCACACTTGAACGCGCGCGTCTTCCTTCGGGCGCTCTTCGGTGGAAACGCGCATCTCATTGACTGTCGTATTCTCAGTGCAATCAACGCTGTATTCCTGCCCGCGCAATATGAAGTAACCGCCGAGATCCGATGGATTTTCGCGCATCATCACGAGTTGTTCGCGCGACATTCCGCGCAAATTGCACGATGCAGACCGTATCATGCATGGAATCGCGCCGATGCGGAAGTCAGAAATGCGCGCAGTGCGCCTCTCGACTTGACCGCGCTCGCGATATGCAATTGCTTCGATTTCTGCGCTCACGCGCAATTCATTGGAATATGTGCGCGAGAGTTGGCGCGCTTGATATGGATAAAGTGCGCCGACTGAAGCAGCAGATGCAACACCGCGCGCAGTTCGCGCGAACTGCGCGAGATCCGCAGAGCCTGCGGCAGCGTCGGCATCTTCCGCGGATGCCGCAGCAGCGCGCGCAGCAGCCGCAGCGGGAGTCGCGCGATCAATAACAGACTCGCGCATGACTGGCGGGAATACTGAGACACTCTCAAAATGCAAGCTGAACTTGATTTCAGAGATCTGCGATTCCTCGCCCGGTTCGACGCGCTTATTTTTGATCGTGCTCTGGATTCCAAAGCCACGTTTGATGATGTGATCGAGACCGGCACTAATGAATTGATCCATCGAGTCGAGATGATGAGCAGCGCCGCCATCTTGGGCAACGCGCGTCATAATCGCGAGCATATGAGACCTGCCAACCTCGCCATCGCCAAAAGAAGCCGCCATTTACGACGTTTTATACTAAAAGTTGAATATATATTCAACTTTCATTGCTCAAATGGAGACAGTCCGCACTGTTGCAGATATGTATTTTGACGTTTGCTCTGCTGCTGGGCATACATATGCAGGAGTCACCCTGTCGCCCCATGAATATGGACACTTACTCGCGCACTCTCACGCTATCCTCGCGCGCGCAGTAAGTCGCGCGGAAGCCGCGCGCGTCGATCTTGAATCGCGCGAACTTACGCGCGCTATTTCGGATTCCGCGCGCAAGGGCACTCGCGCGATGTTGCGCGCGAAACTCGATGATGCGCGCGAAATGTCGGTGTTCATGTCAACGTTCCGCGCGAATGTCGCGCGAAATAGTCCGCAATTCGCGGTGGTTATTGGTGATCTTATCGAAGCGGCAATCGCGCGCAAGCAGTTATCTTTCGCTTCCGTCTCGGTCACTGAACGCGCGTAAAAGATGCTCTTTTTTGCCCCAAAAAATTGAAATCGCGCGAATCTTTCATAACAAACAACCGAGAAATACTACGATGGAGGCTTCAATGATCGCGAAGGTTCAGGCTTGCATGTCTGCAATGCTCAACTACTCCGGACCCATGCTGTATGACCAGGACACGATCGCGCAAGCCTTCGGCCCAATCGCAGCCATGTTCGCAGCGGAAGACAGGCGCATGTATCACGTACATGCGAAGTATCCCGCATTCTTCTGCGGTCCCCTTGCCGAGCATATCAAGTGCATCGGCAATCCGGGACACCTCATCAAGAATGGACTTATGCAGCCTGCGCTCGCGCAGTTCGAGCAGAAGACCTGCAAGTATTACGCGGACTTGTTCGCGGCTGATACTTCATCCGTTGTAACGCGCGAAGTTCTGCTTGATGCGCAATCACTGCGCGCGAACAATCTAGTTCGCGGCGCACTCGACCGCGTGCATTGTCCGCGTGTGACACTCACGCCTCAGCAATGGGGTACGCGCGCATTCGTGCCGCGCGAGGTCTTCATTGAGCGCGCGAAATCTGTATTCTTCCGCACTGGTGATTCCGCCCTCGATTCCATCTGGAACGCGGCTGGAGTATCAGAGGCGGGCAAGACATGCGCGGATTCATGCACAAATTACTGCTTCGCTGGCGGCTTCATCTCGAAGTTGCTCGATCCGTTCGCGGGTCAGATCGACAATGCAACATGCGATGCAGATATCTTCGTCTATGGTTCGATCGAGGAGCAAACGCGCACAATCGATACACTCGTGCGCAAGCTCTACGAGCCGGGCACGACTTACTCAACGATTCGCGGCGGTCTCTACAACATTCGCCGAATCGGTCGCATGGATGTACAGATCGTTTCGAGTCCGTATTCTACCCCGCAACTCATCATCGCAGGCTTTGATGCTGCTTCGACAATGTCTTGCTGGACCGCGGGCACTGTCATTGCGAATGCGAAGTTCGTTCAGGCATTCGCGAATCGCGTGAGCAGTCTCTCGCGTACCAAGCCGCTGCGCGATCTTCGCCCGATCAAGGTTGCGATTAATGGCTTCACCCTGCGCCTTAACAAGACAGCCGCACGCCGCGGTGAGATCATGGCGCTCATCAATGACGCAGCGCGACTCACGAAGATCATTGTCTCGCTTTCCGCGCGACTCTTGATCACTCCCGCGATGCCAGAGCATACGCGACTCGCGCATATCATGGCCGAGGACAACGTGCAGGAGGTTATCACAGACGTCAGCGGAAGCGCTGCATCGCGCATGTTGCTTTCGCATGTGATGGATGCTGGATACACTCGCGCAGGAATTGAGATTGTCGAGCTCAACAAGTTCGATACTTCGCGAGTCAATCGCACGCCTGATACAATCTCTCAGGTTATCGTCGCCGGATTCCCCGCGCGATTCCAGTTCACCTATGCGAACATCCGCGCGAATGTGAACGCGGCTCTTAATGATATCGAACTCGTACCGGAGTCGATCACGAAACTCGTCGCAGTCATTGAGACTCTGCGCGGTGTTCTTGCAGCCGCGGGTCTCACGCTCAACGCACAGCACGTTATCGATGATCATGGAATCATTCGCGCGATTCGCATTGCCAAAGCGCAGCGCAGCTTCATTAAGAATGTCATGCTCAGTGTCTCGCTCAAGTGCATCGACGATCACACGTTCGAGCTCGTTGTTCAGGAAGCGTGATCATGCAAAAAATGATCAATCATCTCACGCGAGATCTACTTTTTAAATACGCCTTCGCATCTCTTGATGTGTTTGGCCGATTTTTTGTGTCGCGACCAGTTCTTGAATCCCTTTGCACAAGCCTTGCAAAAGTATGAGCCATCCGCGCATTTCTCTGCAAGCGTGGCGTTTGGCGCACCGCCATCGTCAGTCGCGCGCGGCTTCTTTGCGCTCGCGGCGGAACCCGCGGCTCCCGTGGCATCACTCGCGCGCGCAACGCCGACTTCTATTTCAGTGCCGAAACGCAACCCCGATGTGCTCCCAGCGCCAATACCCATTTGTATGTTTAGTGGAACTGTAATAAGTGCGCTGAGTGCATCGGTATGCGACACGATCAACATGAATTCCAGCTCGCGCGCGAGTTCCGGCATGTATTCACACACTTTTATCATGTTAGTCTCATCAATGCAACCGAACCCTTCATCAATGATAATGAAACGTGGCATTGGTCTGATAGCCGCGCAGAGAAACGCGCGACGCAGCGCGACATTGATGATGAAGCGCTGAAAACCACTGCAAAGGTCCGCGGGGTGTTCGACATCGCGCGCGACATCGCGCACATTTATGCGCATTGTTCCTTGCATGTCGAATGATATGCGAAGTCCCGCGATTGGTTCGAGCATGCGATTGACTTCTGCTTCGATGAGACCCATTGCGCCGAGCATGAGAGACTGCTGAACGCCGGTTCGTGCATCAAGAGCGCCGCGATAAAGCGCGCAGATCCGCGCGCGTTCATGAATCGTGCGCTGCTTCGCGCCGATTGCGCGCCATTCGACGCGCGTAGAATCGTATTCTTTGGATTCTGCCATGATCATCACGAGTGTAGATTGAGCGTGCGCGTATGTACTGCGCATCTCTTCAAGTTCGTGTTGACGCTTACCGAATAATACCCATGCTTCTTCAGTCTCGACTACAGAATCCAAGTTCGCGCGCGCTGCTGCGAATTGTTCACGCGCCATCACGAGTTTCGCGCGGACTCCCGCGAGTTCTGCGGCGAGACGTTCAATCGCGACTTGATCTCGCGCACCCCGGACGCGCGCATCGAGCATGGCCTGTGCCGCGAGAATTTCGCGCTCTTGTGCTTGCGCCGCGCGAATGCGAGGAAGTGCGCCGCGCAATT